TCCACTTAACGGTGATATCGCTGGTCTTGCTGCTAGAACAGATTATACAAACGATGCATGGTGGTCACCAGCTGGTTTAAATCGCGGTCAAATTAAGAACGTTGTTAAACTTGCTGTTAACCCCGGTAAAGTTGAAAGAGATACACTTTATAAAGCAGGTATCAACCCAGTTGTAACATTCCCTGGTGAAGGTACAGTTCTATTTGGTGATAAAACTCTTCTTGCTAAACCAAGTGCATTTGATAGAATTAACGTTCGTAGATTGTTCATTGTTCTTGAAAAAGCTATTGCAATTGCTGCTCGTTATCAGTTATTTGAATTTAACGATTCATTTACAAGAGCACAATTTAAGAACTTAGTTGAACCATTCTTACGAGATGTACAAGGTCGAAGAGGTATTGTTGACTTCAGAGTTAAATGTGATGATACAAACAATACTGGTGAAGTTATCGATCGTAACGAGTTTGTTGCCGATATCTTTATTAAACCTAATCGCTCAATCAACTTCATCTCACTCAACTTCATTGCTGCACGAAGTGAAGTAAGTTTTGAAGAAATTGGTGCGTAACATATAAATAATAAAGAATAATAAAGGAAATCAAAAATGGCAAATTTAAGTGATTTTAAAGCTCAGATGATTGGTGGAGGCGCTCGCGCCAACCAGTTCCGAGTGGATCTGTCCTTTCCTAACTTTGTTACTGCCGGCACTTTGGTTGGAATTAATGCGCAGTTCATGTGTAAAGCTGCGCAATTACCACAATCAACTATAGATAACACACCTGTTTTCTATAGAGGCCGTCAAGTTAACTTTGCAGGCGAAAGAACATTTGCACCATGGACGGTATCTGTGTATAATGATACCACATTCGCTGTACGTAATGCTCTAGAGCGTTGGTCAGACGGTATTATGAACCACACAGCAACAAACGGTAGAACAAACCCAGGCGATTATCAAGTTGACTTATTAGTAACTCAATTAGATAGAAATGGTGCTGCAATTAAATCATATACATTTAGAGACGCATATCCAACTGTAATTAGTCCAATTCAGTTAGATTACGAAACAAATAACGTTATCGAAATGTTTGATATTGAATGGACATACAACTACTGGACATCTAATACAACCGATGGTGGTTCTGGATTTGGTGTTAACGTTAGTGTGGATACACCTATCGGTACATTCCCATTACCATTCTAGTAGTGTTTTTATTATAAAAGGTATATTATGGATATATTCGGCTTTGAGATAAAGAGGAAAAAAGAACAGCAACCTAAAGGGGCCGTAGTAGCCCCTGCGGTTGATGATGGCTCTACCCTTATATCATCTAATACTGCTGCTTATTACGGCGCTACATTAGATTTAGAAGGTACCATCAAGACTGAGAATGACCTCATACGAAGATACAGACAGGTTGCTCAATACTCTGATTGTGATAGTGCAATTGAAGATATTATCAATGAAGCTATTACTGCAAACAGTGATGAATCACCTATTGATATTGTACTAGATGATGTAGAATTATCTGAAGGTATTAAAAATAAAATACGTGATGAGTTTGAAAATGTATTAAAACTCTATCACTTTGGCTCTAAAGGCCATGACATGTTTAGATCATGGTATGTTGATGGTAGACTTTACTATCATATATTACTAGACAATAACAATCCTAAAAAAGGGATTGCAGAAGTAAGATATATTGATCCACGTAAAATTCGTAAGATCAAAAATGTTACAAAGAAAAAGAATGAAAAAAATGTAGAAGTTGTCGTAAATGTAGAAGAATATTATATTTACCATGACAAAGGAATCAATGAGAATACAACACAAGGTGTTAAACTTAGTTTAGATTCCGTTGTATACGCACCATCTGGTTTAATGGACCGTAACACAACAATGATGTTAGGTCATTTGCATAAAGCAATTAAACCTGTAAACCAATTAAAAATGATCGAAGATGCTGTAGTCATCTATCGAGTTTCACGAGCACCTGAAAGAAGAGTGTTCTATGTTGACGTAGGTAACCTTCCTAAGATGAAGGCTGAACAATATGTTAACGATATTATGAATAAGTTTAGAAATAAAATTGTTTATGATGCAACAACCGGTGAAATACGAGATGATAAAAAACATCTTAGTATGATGGAAGATTTTTGGATGCCTCGTAGAGAAGGTGGTAAAGGTACAGAAATTACTACACTACCTGGTGGCCAAGGTTTAGGAGATATTGCTGATATTAATTATTTCCAAACTAAATTGTATCAAGCATTGAATGTACCTGTATCAAGACTACAGCCTTCACAAGGATTTAGTTTAGGTCGTTCAAGTGAGATTACACGAGACGAGGTTAAGTTTAACAAATTTATAGAGAGATTAAGAAAACGGTTCTCTGTACTATTTGCAGAAACTTTAAAGATGCAATTAGTACTTAAAGGTATTATTAGTCTTGATGATTGGACTACTATTGAACAAGATGTTCGATTTGACTACCAAGAAGATAATAACTTTGCAGAGTTAAGAGATACAGATATTATGATGAATCGTTTGAATGTACTTCAACAATTAGATCAATATGTTGGTAAGTATTATTCACAAGAATATGTAAGAAGATTCATACTGAAACAATCTGAAGATGAAATTAAAGAAATTGATGGTCAGATTGAAGATGAGAGAGAGATGATGATAAAGGATGCTGAGTTCCAAGCCCAGCACGATGCAGCAAGAAGTGGCCAGGCTCAAGATCAAGATGATCAAGAGCAGCCAGATGACAGTGAACAAGGAGAACAACAATGAGCGGTGTAAATGATATTATAGATGCAATTCAAGGCGGTGATTCAGTTGCAATTGATAACGCATTTAATAAAGAAATGTCAGCAAGAGTTTCAGATCGATTAGATGTAATGAGACAAGATGTTGCACAAAATATGTTTAAGTCTGCAGACGTAGAAGATCTATCATCAGAAGATGATACAGAATTAGATCTAGAATCAGCAGATGTAGAAGACGTTGTAGACACAGAAGATGAATTAGATATAGAGGTTCAGGATACTGCGGATACTCCGGTGCCTGATGTAGAAACTGACGAACAGGAAGTTTAATGTATTTTAATCAGTTCAGAAAAAAGTTATCAGGCAAGAAGATAACTGAACAGCTTCGATGCTATGATCATCTTATACAAAAAGATGAAGATGGCACTGTGTTTATTGGTAGTGTAAAAACAAAGTTTACTGAGTTAGAAGAAGCTAGAAACTATATTAAGCAACAATACAAAACAGTAAAATTAGAAAAGCAAATTAAAACAGAGATATACGAAGAACTATCTGAAAATAAAATAGCAGATATAATACAAAAATATCATGACGTTAAAGTTACAGATACATTAATAGAATCATATATCGATTTAGCTTCTTCTAAACTTTTTACATTAGATCCTGTTGTTGAGGATATAAGAAAACTTAATAAACTAGACACTTTGGTTGAAGGCAAAATAGACTATAGACTTGAAGATGATAGTACTGTTGCAATCAGTTATAACACACACGAAAAATTAAAAGATTTGTTTCAAGCTCATACAGACGTTGTAGATCATATGAGACAAACTAAAGATAATTTTATACAAGTATTAAAGCAAATCGGAGAATAATAAATGGCAATATCACCACAGATATTAAAAATGAATGATACTGAAGTTGTAGTAAAGATGTATGGATCTAATGATAATGGAACTATTGATCTATCAACATTAATTCCTGCAACACAAGCATTATCTGGTGAAACACAAACTGTTAATATTAATAAAGTTGAATGGGCAGGAACTGATGCATCAACAGTAGCTATTACAAGAAATACTACAGGCGTATTAACATTTGATGCAACAGGCAGTGATGCTTTAGAATTTGGCGCCGGATACTCTGATACAACAGCAAATACTGAAGATATTACAGTAACTGTAACTGGCACAGTAGCGGTTTATTTAACACTACGTAAAGTTGGTGGTTATGCTAACAAAGTAGAAACAGCACAGTTTGGCATCTATGATGACGTCACAGCTGTAGGGAGCTAAGTAAATGAAACTAATTAAAGAACATACCGAAGAGGTTAAGTATCTAGTTGAAGAAAAACTAGGTAAAGGTAAAGAATATTTTATTGAGGGTATATTCCTTCAATCAAATTTAAAGAATCGTAACGGACGAGTTTATCCAACAGAAATTTTGGATAAAGAAATTAAACGCTACAATGAAGAATACGTGACTAAAAACCGCGCATTCGGTGAGTTAGGACATCCTGATTCTCCAACAATTAATCTAGATCGTGTATCACATATGATCAAAGAGCTTAAACGAGATGGTGATAACTTTATCGGAAAAGCTAAAATCATGGATACACCTTATGGAAAAATTGTTAAGAGTCTTATCGATGAAGGTGCAACACTTGGTGTTTCATCTAGAGGTATGGGATCATTAGCTCAAAAAGGTGGTGTTTCAATGGTTCAAGACGATTTTACTTTAGCAACAGCTGCTGATATAGTTGCTGATCCATCTGCGCCTAATGCGTTTGTTGAAGGTGTGATGGAGTCTAAAGAATGGGTTATGGTCGATGGAAAATTTGTGGAAAGAGATTTGCTAGAGGCCCAGCGTATTATTCGTAAAACTTCTAGTAAGAATCTTAATGAGGCGAAACTCAAACTATTTGCAGATTTCCTCAACAAAATTAAGTAAATTATAAATAATATTAATATCTTAATAAGATAATTAAATTTTAGGAGATACATATGTCTATCGAACAAAAGATTGCTGAAATATTAGCAGAGTCTAAATTAGACGAAGCTGAAGCAGCTGAAGACATCCTAGAGGATCAAGCAGAAGACGTTGTTGCTGAAGAAACCGAAGAAGTGAATGAGGAAGAACTCAAACCTTCTAAAAAGGAAGATGAAGCAAACAACAAGAAAAATGCTGTAGATAAAAACCCTCAAGGTGATAAAGCTAAAGCAGTTAAAGAAGAAAAAGATTGTGATGATGAAGACGATGACGACGAAGATGATGAAGACGAAGTCAAAGTTAAAAAAGAATCATATAAGAAAATGAAGAAAGAAGAAGTTGAAGCTGAAGACGAAATGATTGTTGACGTTAAAGAAGACGTTGATGCATTAGTTAACGGTGAAGATCTTTCTGAAGAATTTAAAGCTAAAGCAACAACAATTTTTGAAGCAGCGATTGTTTCAAGAGTTAAGCAAGAAGTTGCTAAGCTTGAAGAAGAATTTGAAGCTAAGCTTGAAGAAGCTGTAGTCGAAAGTAAAGAGGGATTAGTTGAAAAAGTTGATGGATACCTCAACTACGTAGTTGAGCAGTGGATTACACAGAATGAAATAGCCCTTGAACATGGTATGAAGTCTGAAATTCTTGAAGGCTTTGTTGGAGGTCTTAAAGGCCTATTCGAAGAGCATTATATCGATATTCCTGAGGAAAAATTTGATGTATTAGGTGCTTTAGAAGCAGAAACAGAAGAGCTTAAAGCTAAACTTGACGAACAAGTTGCTGCTAACGTTGAACTTAACAAAGTTATCAATGAAAGCAAACGTGACGAAATCGTTAAAACAGCTGCAGCTAATATGACTGAAACTGAAAAAGAAAAATTCTTTGGTTTAGCTGAAGAGTTAGCTTTTGAAGATTCAGAAACTTTCGAGAAGAAAGTACAGACTATCCGTGAAAATTATTTCAACGGTAAAACATCAACAACAGTTGAAAGCATTGTAACAGATTCTCCAGTTGAAGAATTAACAGAAGGTGTTAAGATTGATCCTCAAATGGCTCGTTACTTAAATGCTATCAAACAAAATCAAAAATATTAATAAGGAAAATTAAAATGGCTAATCGTCAAGATTTAATAAAAAAATGGCAGCCAATCCTTGAAGCGGAAGGTCTAAATCCAATTAAAGACCAACACCGTAAAGAGGTTACTGCTATTCTTCTTGAAAACCAAGAAGTAGAAATGCGTAAACAAGCTGGTATCCTAAACGAATCTCCTACCAATGATGGTGGTACAGGT